AAAATATTGAAAATAAATATGCATATGCAGTAGGTGCGTTAGAAGCTGTTAAAAAAAATATTGTAACAGATAGCAACCGTATCGAACAGCCTTTTAATTATTTAACAGTTGAAAATTGCGTTTTAACAGGTGCAGATGTAGCTAAATATTTTGGCTTTGAAGTTCCAAATTTTAAAGAATTAGGATTAGAGCCTACAAAAATATATAATGTATATCGTCCTCAATCTGAAATCCACGACTCTAATTTTAATCTTAAACCTCTTTTATCTCGTCACATTGACTTTTCAGCCGATGATTATAAACATAAATTTATCGTTGGAGCAGTAGGCGATACTCGCATGGAAGGTGAAGAATTAAAAGCTACTGTTGAATTTTGGTCACAAGAAGCAATTGATAATTTAAACAAAGGCATTAAAAAATTGTCATGCGGTTATACTTATACTCCAGTTGTAGAAGCAGGGATATACAATGGACAACCTTATGATATTAAAATGACAAACATTGAAGCTAATCACGTTGCTATGGTTGATAATCCGAGATACAAATCTGCAATAGTTGCAGATGAAAAATTTTCTATTAATAAACTTTTAAAAGGAATTAAAAAAATGAGTTTTTTAAGCAAATTAAAAAAACTAGTAATGGACGAGGAGTCTATGTCTTTTGATGAAGGCATTGAGGCGGCGAAAAGCATCATGGCTAATGATAGCTTAAGTGCAGAAGAAAAAGAAGAAGCATTAGAAGAATTAAAAGAAAAAGGCAAAAAAGCCGATGCAAAAGATGAAGAGCTAAAAGCTAAAATGCAAAAAGCTACAGAACTTGCTGGTGATGAAGATAAACCAGAAGAAAAAAAAGAAGATAAAAAAGTTGCAATGGATAGCGATTTTGTAAATAAAATTGAAGCAATTATACAAAAAAGAGTTGCAGAAGAATTAAACAAACATAGTCAAAAACGTAGTGTATTCGATAGTGCATTAGAGCAATACGAAAGAACGTGTGGCAAAGCAAATAGAACTGTATTTGATAGTGCCGAAGATGTTTATAATACTATTTTAAAAAATAATAAAGTAAATTATGAAGGTAAAACAATCGAACAAAAACAAGCAATGGTTGAGATGATACCTAACTTTAAAAAACAATCGTATCAACAAGTGGTACATGATGGTTATGGTTCTACTGAGTCAAAAGTACCAAGTGAATTAGCTAACTTTTTAAATTTGAAAGGTTTATAAAATGACATTATTTGCAAATAGTCAGCAAAAAGCTATTAATCCATCGGCTTTTCAGGCTGGTGTACCAGTACAGGCTTTGTTAGATGGATACACTTCTGCTGGACAAGCAGAGACAGATTTATTAGTAGCATCAGCTTGTTTTTATGGTGATGTAAACGGAGTAGATACTACTGTTAAACAAACAAACGCAGGTAGTAATTTATTTGCTGGTGTCGTATTACGCAGTAATTCTAATGCAATGCCTTTTAGTCAATCTTTACCAGGATTTTCACCAACAATCCCAGCTGGATTTGCTAATGCAGAGTTTTTAACTCGTGGTACAGTTCCCGTGTATATAGCTTTGGCTAATGAAACTGGCGGATTGCCGTTATTAGGTTCAGCAGTATGGGCAATGAACGACGGAACATTTCAAACTCAAGAAGTTGGCGGAACTGCAATCACAAACGGCACATTAACTAATTTTAGAGTTAAACAAGTTCCTACTGGTTGGACTGCAGGGGCTATTGTTGTAATTACCAATTCTCAAAATGTAGGAGCATAAAAAATGTCAGTAGATAAAATGAATAGTCAAGAAATTATAAACTTATACCAATCAAAATATGGTATAAATTTTCCAAACATGACGCCGATTGTTGCAGATAGTGACATTAGCTTTCAAAAAAAAGCATTAACAATGGATGCCGATACATATGCATATAATCCAGCATCTTCTGGCGTTCCAGCTTGGTTTACTTTAGTAAATTTAAATAAAGTAGTATCACAATTATTAATTAAACGTGCTTATATGCAAATTGGTGACCCACTACAACAAGGTCAATGGAGAGATAATACATTGTCATATGCAACTGTTGGTTTATCTGGTGAAATTGAACCTTACGGTGATTTTGTTGCAAACGCACGTTCTGATAATAATTATACATTCCCTACTCGTGATGTATTTCGTGGACAAACAATTATACAATACGGTGAGTTAGAAGTTGATACTTTATCCGCTGCGAAAATTGATGCTATTAGTCAAAAACATTATTCCGCTGCGATGACAATTGCTATTGCGCAAAATAAAATGTTTTTTTATGGTAATGTAAATTCAACAGGTGGGTTTATCACTCATAATTTTGGTTTATTAAATGACCCATCTCTTAATTCACCAACACCCGCAACAAATGGTACAGGTTCTAGTCCATTATGGAGTGAAAAATCAGCAATTGGCGCTTCACAAGATATAGTTAACGATGTTGTTGTGACTGCATTTAATGTATTACAAGACCAAATGGGCGGTAATATTGAATTAACTAATAGATTTAAATTGTGTTTGTCAACAACGGCATCTGCATATTTAAATACTACTAATGCATTTGGATTAAACCCAGCAAAATTAATTAAAGATATTATGCCTAATGTTGAATTTGTTTATGCTCCTGAATATAAAACTATTGGTTCTTTTCAATTAATTGCGGTTGATGCAATCCAAGAAAATATGGTAAAAGACTTGTTTACATATAAAACACGTTCTCATAATTTAATACCAGGCATGTCGTCATATCGTCAAAAATGGTCTTTTGGTAGTGCAGGATGTGGTATTTTAAATTATGCTCCAATTGCAACAATTTCAGGAATAGAGTAATGGCATTAATAAAAGTATTTAGCAGGTCGCCTATTGGGCATCTATTTACAGTGATAGAAAATGGTGTTGAAGTAAAAGTTGACATCAAAGGTACAAATTCACACACAATTGGTGGACACACAGAGCCTAAAATAACTGAAGTGGACGAACTGATTTTTGCTAAAATCAAAGACAAATACTTAGGAGAATATGGGCACGTTAAATTGTTTGGCGGTGAGTATAAAGGTGTTAAATATGACCCATTAATTTACACTGCCAAAACTGCTTTAGAAGGCAAACAAAAAGCAGAAAATAGCAAACCAATTGTTGAACGTGATAGTGATATAGTAGTATCTAAAGTCATTAAAAAATATAAAAAAGATGACGACGAAGAATGATACCTGTATTTGACTCCACTGCTTTTTTAACATTATTCCCACAATATGCAAATATTCCATTGCCTAATTTGGAGATGTTTTGGGTTGATGTTGACACTTACGCAACTCCTATAATTAATACGTTAGTTGCTAATAAACAGCTAACTTATTATTTTTATGCAGAAGCCCACTTTTGTGAGATGTGGAAGCGTGGGGCAGGTAGTACAGGTATTGTAGATACATCTTCACAAGGAACAGTATCAATTAGTACTGTTGTTGACAAATCAAATTCTTTAATATTTTGGAACCAAACCCAATGGGGACAACGCATTGCAAAATTAATTAAAATGCGTGGTGGATTTAGAATTATACCTCAACAACAATCTAATTGTAACATTTTAGGCGTTGGTTATGATACTTTACCGAGTAATTAATTATGCCTCAAATTATTAAAGGTGGAGACAAACTCAAGCAATTTTTAGAAAATGTTGCTAAACAAAAAGCCAGAGTTGACGTAGGTTTTTTTGAAGATGCTAAATATCCAGATGGTACACAAATTGCAGAAGTTGCAATTACCAATGAATTTGGCGATGATAAAATACCTCCTCGTCCTTTTATGCAACCCACCTTTAATGATGAAAAATCAAAATGGCTAAATATATTAGCTAACACAATTAAAAAACAACAAGAAAATATTAATGTTAAAAAAGCATTAACAGTTGTCGGCGTTGTAGCACAAGATGATATAAAAGATAAAATTGATTGGTGGGCTAAAGAAGGAACGCCAAGAAATGCACCTGATACTATCGAAAAAAAAGGCTTTGATAGCCCATTAATTGAAACTGGTATGATGCGTGATGCTGTACATTTTGAGGTTACAGAATGAATTTAAATTATTTGGCTAGTGGATGTTTACAAGCAACGTATAACACAATAGAAGTGCAATATTATCAATATACTGGACAAACAAATAATTTAGGCACAATAACATCTACATATGCCACACCAATTGCACTTGATGCTAATATACAGTTAGTAGATAAACAAAAGCTAATACATGCAGATTATTACAACGCTACTATTATTTATAAAGCATTTTGGGTAAATTTAGATACTGTTAGCGGATTAAACCGCAATATAAGTACAGGTGGTGATTATTTTGTATATAACAATTTAAAATATAAAGTTGTTGGTGTAGAAAATGAATTTAACACTGATTGGATTTTAATTATTTGTGCACAAGGAGTTTTAACTGATGACTAATAATGAAATAGTTATTACAATGTTTAATAATTATTTATCAGATTATTACAATTCAAATGATATAATTCTTGGTTTACAAAACAATTATACTCCACCAACTCACAATAATTTTATAATTATAACTAATTTATCAATTAATCAAGTTTATACACCTAATAGATATTATAATGCAACAACTCAAGAAAAAGAATTATACGGCTATAATGATACAGAATATCAAGCGGATTTATATGGTAAAAATGCTATTATAGCAATTGATAAAATATATACAATTTTAGGGTCAGTAGTTGCGAGTAATTATTTAATGCAGTATAATTCTGGTATAGGTAAAGTGAAACCAGTTAAAAATTTAACAGGTGTAAACAGTAGACAAAATTATATGCCTAGATACACTATACTATTCACATTATTATCAAATACAAAAATAACTGTTCCGATGACAGGTTTAGGAATACAAGATATAACAATTAATAACAAGGAGTACACCTAATGACTTCAACTATTCCAATTAGTAAATATATACCCGTTACGAGTAGCATTGAAAGTGTACTCAGTAATAAAAAAGTATTTGCGGGGTTATCATTTACAGCAAATGCAAAAATACCAACAACGCAAACAATTAAACAATTTACTAGTTTACAAAAAGTTGGCGAATTTTTTGGCACATCGTCACAAGAATATGCAGTTGCAAGAACGTATTTTACTAAAAAAAATGGTGTACCATTAATTCCCCCTTATATTTATTTTGGCAAGTGGATTATTACAGCATTAGCTCCTTATTTAAAATCAGGTGTTAACACTAACACTGCAACATTGCTTACAACATTACAAGCAGTAACAGCAGGTGATATTACTGTATCTGTTGATGGTACTACATATCCTACAACTGCTATTGATTTATCAACAGCAACTAGTTTATCAGATGTAGCTAGTAAACTAACAACAGCAATTATTACAGCTAATACTGCATTAGATGCAACTGGTAAAAATTTTACAATTACATATGATGGCGTAAATAAACAATTTGTAGCAAGTATTCCAGCAACTGGTAGCACTTCTACAATGAATTATTTTAGTTCTACTAATACAGTAAATGGATTAGCTACATTACTACAATTTACTTTAGCAACTAATGCAGTATTATCGCAAGGTTCTGATGCATTAAACACATCAGAAAATCTAACTAATTTATCAGCACAATTTACAGACCAATTTTGTTTATTTTTTAATGATGACTTAGGCGGATTACTAACAGATGTAATTAATTTGGAAGTAGCGCAATGGGTCAGCGATGCAGGAGATAAATATAACTTTAATTGTTGGAGCAATGAAGTAGCTCTTGAGTCTAAGACTGATACAACTAGCATTAAATATTTAATTGACCAAGCAGAATTAAATAATACTTCTGTTTTTGATGAAATAGTATACAATAATGCACAACGAGCATCAGCATATGCTGGTATATTTGCTTCAATTGATTTAACTCAGCCAAATTCTGCAATAAGCCCAGCTTGGAAATCACAAGACGGTTTATTACCATCAGTTACAAACAAAAATATTGCAGATATTCTTGATACTAAAAAAATCAATTATTATGGTTCTGTAGGATTAGAGGGAACGACTCAAGAAGTTAACTTTTTCTATGGCGGGTACACAAGTGGTAAATGGGAATATACTGATAATTTAGTTGGACAAATTTGGTTAGCTATTCAATGCCAAATTAATTTAGTTAGAGAATTTACTACATTAGGTCAAATTGCTAACGATCCTGACGGTCAAACATTAATCAGAACAGCATTAACCCAAGCATGTGAGACAGCTATTACTAGTGGAGTTATAGTTAAAGGTCTTACGTTTGATAGCATCACAGCTTCTGAAGTTAAAACACAATATGGTGCAAACATTCAAGAATTAACAAACAACGGTTATATTATTTTAAATACATTAGCAACTTCTGATGTTAGACAAGCTCGTCAAAGTTCGGTGTGGGCTATTTTATACGCTAAAGGTAGTGCAATTCAATATGTACCGATTAATACTACTACGTTCTATTAAGATTAGGAGATTAAAACATGGCTCTTATAGCAACAAGTAAAAATTCAGTAATTCAATTTACATCTGCAATAACAGGTACATTAACACTTGGCGGGTTTTCCTCAGAAAATATATTAGCAATTCCTGACGTTGAGATTGTAAAAACTACAATTGGTAATGACGGACAATTAAACCGTTCTGTAGTAGTTAAACATATTCAGGGGTCGTTTTCATTCTTCCCTGACTCACCATCATTGTTAAAAATACAAACAATACAACAAGCAGTATATTTAAGTGGATTGCCGATTAATGGAATATTAACAATTTTATTCCCAACATCTGCAAAAGTATTTACATATCCTGAGTTCAGTATCGAAAGTGCTTTAAAAGGTGTAGAAGCTTCCGATGAACAAAAACCAGTTACTGTAAAATGGTCTTCATTATTACCAAATTACGCTGGTTTAGGTGCGATTGTTAACGAAGTAATTCAATTAATTTAAGGTAAACCATGCAAAAAGAATTTAAATTTAGTATACAAGATAATGATAAAACAATTAATTTTATTGTAAATAGATTAGCTCCTTTTGAACAGTTTAATTTAATTTTAAAATTAATTGGTATTGTATCAAAAGGAAGTTTAACTAATACTGCACAAGTAGAGCAAGTATTACATAATGTATTCCAAACTGGTAAAGAAGTAGAAAATGCAGACTCAAAAGTTGATGTAAATACATTTACTTTAATTTTAGATGCAATAAAAGGAGCATTAGCTACTTTAACAGAACATGATAGAGATTGGTTGCTTACAGAATTACTTAAAAATGTAAAAATAGAAAAAGAAGGTTATTTTATCCCTGCAACAATTGAGGAGTTAAATTCTCAATTATCAGGATTTAGACCTATTTTAAAATTATTAACTGAATTAGTAAAGATTAATTTAGGTTTTTTGTAACAAAAGAAAAAATAGATATACCCTATTTTTATGTTGAAAACACAGGCTCTATAAAACATAAAAATTTACTACCTATTTTTTCAACAATAATTACTCATAAATTGGCTACATTATATGAATTAAAACATGTATATTATTATGAAGAGGCATTGGATTTATTCGAAACAATATTAGTAAATAATTACAATGAATATTCATATAATGAAGTTCAACGACTTAAAAGCGAAGCAGGGGCGAATTAGTGAATTTAGATACTTTTTTAATATCGATTTTATTTGATGAAGCTAACGCTAAAAATTCAGCTAATAAAATCGATAGCATTGTAAAAAATTTAACACAAAGCATAACTAAAGCATTTACCGCTATTGCTTCAATTGATTTTTTAAAAAATGCAGTTGATAGTGCAGTTGAATTATCTACTAAACTTGATAATCTTTCATACATTACTAATATTAGTAAAGACAACCTTAATGCTTGGGGTGAAGCAGTAAAACGCAATGGTGGCACTGCAGAGCAATTTTATTCTACAATATCTAATCTATCTTCAAAAATTCGTGATTTACAAACTAGTTTTGGCAGTCCGGGACAATTAGCGTTTGCTAGACTTGGAATTAATTTAAAAGACTCAACAGGACATATTAAAAACGCAGTTGATATTTTAAGTGAATTAGGCGATAAATTCCAAACACTACCAAAAGTCTGGCAATTAAAACTTGGCGAACAGTTAGGCTTAGACCCCGCTACAATTAGATTATTAGCCAGTGGCAATGAAGAAGTTGCTAAACAAGTACAACACATGAAAGAATTGCAAGATATCAGAGACAAGAATATTGACTCTACTCTTAAATTCCGTAATGCTATGTATGATTTACAATTGTTATGGCAATCTACTACTAATGCTGTTGCAACGATGGTGCTTCCAGCTTTAAAAGTATTCACGGAATATCTAGAGAAGGGATTAGTATTTTTAAAAAATAATCCTTATCTTATTCAATCGGGATTAATCGCAATTGCAACTGTTGTTACTACTATATTAGCTCCTGCATTTTTAAGATTAACAATAGCTATGGCTCCTTTATTGGGTGTAGGTGCAGTTATTGCAGGGATAGCATTAGTTATACAAGATGTGATTATTTGGTTACATGGTGGTACATCAGCTTTTGGTGAGTATTATCAAAAAATAGCAGATGCAACTACGGGTATTCGTAAATTTATAGTCGACCACAAAGAAGGTTTAATTACATTAACTAAAGTGTTAGGCGGGTTAGTTGTAGCATTCCAAGCAGTAAGAATGGCTATGTTTGCAGTATCAGCTACACCGATTGGATTAGCTATAACATTAATTGCAACTGCGTTAGCTGGATTAATTGCAAATTGGGATAAAGTTACAAACGCTATGGATAAATTTGCAGATAAAGCTAATAATGTTTATAATAAAGTAAAAGACACTTTTGGAAGTGGTATAAATAATGCTAAAAACGCTATAGCAACTACTTACGATAATACTAAAAGTGCAATAACTAATACTATAACAAGTATAGCAGACTCTTTAGGATTTGATAAAAACAAAGCTTTATCAATCGCAAATATTGAAAGTGGACTAAACCCAAACGCTAAAGCAAAAGGCAGTAGTGCAAGTGGATTATTCCAATTAACAAACGCAACAGCTAAAGAAAGCGGTGTAATTGATTTTGCAAATAAAAACGACCCAAGTATTAATGCAAAAGCTGGAATTTTAAATTTAAAAAAAACAAACGATGCATTAACAAAATTCTTAGGCAGAAATCCAACAGGTGCAGAATTATATCTGGGTGAAATGTTGGGAGTATCAGGAAGTGAAAAAGTGCTATCAGCAAATAAAAATACTCCTTTGTCAGCATTGCTAAGTTCAAGTGCTTTAAAAGCTAATCCATCATTTAGAAATCAAACAGCAGGTTCTTTAATCAATAATGCTAATAAAACTTATCAAAGCAAATCAATAACAATGGGTGATATTAATATACATGCACCTCAAGCCAATGCTAAAGATATTAGCCATCATGTTAAAGGATATATGCAAAAGGCTTTTCATTCATTAGTTACTAATACAGACAACGGAGTAATACAATGATATATGATGCATTAACTAGTGAATTATTAGTAGAGTTTGATACTTATATAGATAATACTTATTCAAATCAAAATAATGTTGCGTTTGAGCCGTTAGAAAATGGTAGTTTTAGTAGCGATAGTAAACAAGTTACACCAGATTTAATTAGCATTGTAGGTGTAAAATCAATAAATAATCCACAACGTAGTAATATTACAGTTGGTCAAGTTAAATTAGCACTTGATAAATTAAACAAATCAGATAAAATTGTATGGGTTAAAATAGAGCCTATGATTGATAATTCAAAGTCTAAAGACTCACAATATTATCAATATGGCATGATTTATAAAAATTTAATATTATTTAATTTATCATGGGAAAATAACCCAGAGCAATTAGAGCTTAGAGCTAACATGACATTTCAAGAAGTTAGGTTAACTAATTCTGAATATGCCAAACAACAAAACGTAGCTAATCCACAAGATAAACCAGTGTCTAATGCAGGTCAAGTACAACCTACTACAGATGTTAGTGTTTTAGCTAAAGCTAAAGCTAAATTAGGATTATAAAATGGCACAAATAATAGCATTACAAGCATTAACTAATCAATCATTAAATGTGGTTGTAAGTCAACAAAATTGTTCTATAACATTATGGACAAAAGGTATAAATAATAATGTTTATATGGATTTATTATTAGATAATAATCCAATTATTTTAGGCAGAAAATTAACATTAACACCTGTATTACCTTATAGCTATTTACAAACACAATTTAATGGTAATTTTATCTTATTAAATGTAGATGGAAATATAATTACTAATCCTGATTATACTTTATTTGGTACACAACAACAATTAATTTATTATACTCAAGATGACTTAAATGGCTAATATTACTAATCCAACTAATTTATTTACGCGTGAGTTACAATGTAAATTAATTTTACAATCTGGTACATTTAATCAAGGTAATAATGTTAAACTAGTAAATAATTTAACTATAAATGCTACAGTACATAAAACATTAAATAATAATTTTACACAAGAAGCTAGTATAGTAATATACGGTATGAATAAAAGCGACATAGCGTCGTTAAGCACATTAGGTTATGCTCCTTTAGTTTACGAAGCAAACAAAATAGAATTATATGCACAGTATGCTGGTACAACCCCGTCATTATGTTTTAGCGGTTATATAGTTAAAGCATGGGCAGAATTTTCTGACCCTAATCGACCAATGTATTTTGAATGTCAAACAACGTATCAACAAGCTATAACAAATGTAACTCCTTATAATTCAAATGGTACAGAAAATATAGCAGATATTTTTAAAAATTTTGCAGATAATTTAGGTTATTCATTTATTAATAATGGTGTAACTGGTAAAGTAAATAATTTAATATTAACAGGTGGCACTATAGCACAAATGCAACAATTAGCTAGACAAGCTAATATTAATTGTATTGTTGACAATAATTGTTTAAAAATAGCACCAATCGGCAATGCTTTAAGCAATGAGATTTTAAATATAAATTCAGAAAGTGGTTTAATATCTTATCCAAGCATTGACGTGTGGGGTGTTAAATTTAGAATTAGATATAACCCAACTTTACAATTAGGTCAGTATATAAAATTATCTACAATAGTACCAATTCCAAAATCGACAGGGCAATGGTATGTTTATGATATGCAAAGTAGTTTAAACAATCGACATGAAAACTGGTATAGCGACATCAGAGCTAGTTACAATAATAATATTAATGAGATGCAGTAATGGTACAAACATTTAATGCTAGTAGAACATTAACAGATGATATCACCTTAACTGATGCATTAGAATTTTTTAAAACAAAATTATTACAAAATATTAATACTATTATTTTAGGTGAAATAATAGAAGTTGATAATACAAATAAAAGATTAACTGTACAATCATTAATTAATGGGGTTGATAGTAAAAATAAACCTAATATCCCTCCAATTATATATGAAGTGCCATATGGTGCCATGCGTGGCGGTAATGCTGGATTAATAACACAATATAAAAAAGGTGATAATGTAATTATAGGATTTTGCCAACGACAAATTGACTCAACAAAAAGAACTGGCAAAAGAAGTACACCAGCTTTAATACGTTTTCATAATTTAGCAGATGCAGTTGTTTTATCCCATTGGTCAAATGACGAGCCAGAGATATTTATAAAAATATTAGAAGATGGTATAACTGTTGAAGCTAAAAATACACCAATTAATATTAATACAACAAGTGATTTGACAGCAACAGTAAATAATGCTAATATAACATGTACAGGTGATATTACTGCTCAAAGTGTAAATGCTAATATAAATGCAACTGGTCAAACTACAATTACATCTCCTACAATTAATTTAATAGGAAATGTTGTAATTAATGGTGATTTAACAAGTACCACGGCTACAATTGGTGGAGTATCATTTAATAATCATATTCATAATGCTGGTACTTATAGTAATAGTGCAGGAGCAGTAACAGGTAATTCAGGAAGTCCACAATAATGATATATCAACCAACTTTTGCACTTAATAAAGAAGGCGATAGCTACCTAGACAGTAACGGTAATATAGCCATAATAACAGGAATTGACTCAGTATCTCAAACTGTATCTAATGCTTTACAATTATGGTTGGGTGAATATCAATTTGATACGACCTTAGGCGTTCCGTGGTATAATATTTTAGGCGATAAATTTAATCGATTACTTGTAAATAATTACATTACTGATGAAATATTAGCATTGCCGTATATAAAAGAAATAATATCTATTGATTATGTTTTTAATAACATTAATAGAAGTACAACAATAAATTTAATATTTTTAACTGTTGATAGTTCAAATCCTCAGGAGAGTACAATTGTTATCTAATGAAGGTTATCAAATAACACCATCAGCTACTGCAATTGCAGAAGCTCAAGCTATTTTAATTAATACATATGGAGCTAATGTCAATTTAGAACCATCTAGTCCTAACGGATTATTAGTACAAAATATAGCAATTGCAATTACACAAAGAGAAGCAGACCAAGCCGATGTTATAGGTTCATTTAATCCAAACATAGCTTCTGGATTGCAATTAGATGCAATTTGTGCTAATTTAGATATAGTTAGGATACCAGCTAAAAATTCAACTGCAACTTGTGTTTTTACTGGATTAACTGGCGTAACAATTACAGCTGGTAGTCAAGTAGCTAATACTACAGGTGATATTTTTATAGTTGATACTAACTTAACTATTGGATTATCTGGTACAATAACAGGTACTGTTACAGCTCAAACAGCTGGTACTATTGCAGTTACAGCAAACACCATTACAACTATTCTTACTGCAATTAATGGATGGGATACTGTAAATAATCCAACTGCTGGTAATGTTGGAACAATGTTACAATCTGATGCAGAATTAAGAAATACAAGAATAGATCAATTAGCGTTTGCAAGTGCGGGGTCTATTCCTTCAATAATAGCTGGTGTATCTGCACTTAATCCAATAAGTTTTGATGTAATATCTAATAATACAAATTTAATAGTAAATAAAGATGGATTAGGAATTTATCCTCATTCAATAATGCTTGTATTAGACGGTGGCGGTTCTGATTTGGAAATTGCTACTATGTTATTTAATCGTTTGAGTGGTGGTGGTGGAATGAGTGGCAATAAGTCCTTTACTATTCCAATTCCG